TTCTCCTCTGTGATTGGTTCGTTCGTGTAAACGGTGACTCGACTAGACGGCTACTTCCACACCTCCTTCTGCCTTCGCCTTTTCCTGCATCTTGATGTCATACTCCTTCAAGATCGCCTGCAATAAAGGATAGAAAGGCTTACCAGTCACGTTGATTGTGGCCGGGAGAGGCAGCGCAGTCTTGGCTACAATCTCACCGACCGAGACAGTCTGGATCTTGCGCTCGATGATCTGCCCCATCTGCGACGAGACTTCATTGAAGAAGTAATACATCTCGTCGAAGTAGTTGGGGAGGAATGAAACCGTTTTCCATCCATAGGTAGCGAGGGTAGACGACTTGATCATGGAGGCTAGGACTTCGTTAGTGCTGCCCCCTTGCTTAGTTGTCGTCGCCTTGCTGACTGGATGGGCTGTCATGATGAAGTGGGCAGGCAAGGACTTGGCGACTTCGAGGATCTGAAGGGCTACACCTGTCTCACCTTTGTATTCGTCCCAATCTGGGATAGGTAGACCACCCTTCGTCCGCTTGACGTCTTTGGCATCCTTGTATCCCATCTGGTGTAGGATAGCCGTGCCTGAGTAAGAGGTATATGAATCAATGATCACTGTCTCGTAAGGACAGCGGTCTTGCAGTTTCTCAAGGCGGTCGCAGAACTCGATGAACCCGATAACGTCCTTACGGTTGTCGCCTTCCAACCCTACAGTCCAATACTCAATGTCCCTACGTTTGGGATAGAAGAATCGAACCGGACGCACGCGCCCATCAAAGTCGAGGATGAGAACCGGGCCGGGAAATGAGGCAGCCGCGATGGTCTTGCCGGTCCCATTAGCACCGACGAATAGACCCATGAATCGACCGCCTAGTGTGATGTCTGCTGTCAGTGGCATTACAGATTCTCCAGTAACGAGTCAAGGCTCTCGATGGAAAGACCTTGCATCTCCTTCTTCTTCCCTGATCCACTGGCCCACTGACACTTATCGCACCGAGGCTTCTGCCGCCTCATCTTGTCAGGAGTCATCACGAAGATGGTATTGCACTTCCAACAGAGCGACTTCTGATTCCGCACCATCTCCTCATGTAGATAGTGGGAACAGCCGGGGATCATGCAACGAAAGACAATGGTCCCCTTGTTGCCGAAAGGGACTTTCTTGTACTTGTGGATGTGAGACTTGCGCTTGCTCATCGCTTCTTCTTTCGAGGTTTAGCTCGGTGATTAGAGTTGAGCCTATGATAATCCTCTTGCTCGGAGATACCAAAGGCATGAGCTAGAGCTGTAGCTACGACGAATGAGCGGCTGACGTCGAAGCGTATGGCCTCATCGTTTACCTTCTCACGTATCCGTCCGATGACACAGGAAGGTAGGGGTGTTCGTCCACCTGTGATGGGTCGCTGCCGTCTCACTTGTCAACGCCCTTCTGTGCCCACCTCTTTTTCATGGCGATGGAGATCCGTGCGCGCTCGGCGGGTGTGAGCTTGCGTCTACCGGGTTTCTTTTCCTTCGGCTTGCTCTTTCTCTCGCCGTTGACCTTCAGCCCCTTGATGATGCTACGAATCTGCTTGAGTATGCGCTTCTGGTGTCCGAGCTTCTTGACCAACGCGCGCTCGAACTGAGATAGAGTCTCGATGATATTCATGCTGTCTCCTACGGGGTTTTCTCCGCGTAAATCCTTTCGAGTATTTCCGCCTGCTTGTCACTGAGTTGCCGACCAGACTTACGCTGTATCTCAATCGACTCAACGAAGTCTGTTTCCCAAGTGGAGAGGTTTACACCATCAGTTAGAATGGCCTCGATCCACTTGTCCCAGTCAGGTCCACTACTCATGCCGACTCCTTGACTGCCTCGTCCTCTCTCACATCGTCGTCGTCTCTGGCGTAAGGGTCCCACGGATCGGCCTTGTAGAAGTAGGCTTGCAGCTTGAATGGTCTGGTTTCAGGAGGAACCTTGCAGACCCTCTGAAAGATACAGCCACTATACTTGTCACACGACGTCCGATTCTTGGGAAACACACCTGTCTTGTGACGCTCGACCGCATCCATCACAGTCAGAATGGTGTCCTTCTTCCACTCCTCTATAGCGAAGGCACCAGACCTATGCTCTAACCGACGGAACTTCTCATCAGCAGGAAGTGAGGTCTGATAGCCTACCTTATTGACAATGACGGGGAGATCGAAGGCCCACTCGTAACCTTGAAACTGATTCGAGAGGATGTAGGGATAGGACTTGCGGCTCTCAGTCTTGTGGTCTACGACTGCCTCGCCTATCTTGGGGTCACGAATCCTCATGTCAACCACACCCTCATATAGAATCTTGAGGAATGGTGACTCGTAAAGGACTTTCGTGAATGGCTGCTCGATGTCGAGAATTTCCCAGCCGTCGTACTGCCACTTGAGGATATACTCCTTGAACACACGAAGGTCATCATCAAAGTCGTCCATTGACATGGAGGACTGAGCAGCATAGAGCCGACCGACCATAGCTGCTTCCTCTACGACCTTCGAGTGCTCTCCGAGGATGGCTCGACCCTTTCGCTTCTCAACGTAGTAGTATCGCACCATCCTGTGAAACGCAGACCCACGCTCCAGAGCAGCAGCCTTCTGAGCAGGACGCCAGTTCTGGATATGTTCGAGGTTATACCTCTCCCAGCACAGATCCATAGAGTTCAGGATCTGAGAGTCGAGCTTGAAGATTACCTGTTCGGGATCAGGATTCATACTCCTCTAACTTCCTGTCGATGCTATCCTTCTTCCTGTGCGCGCTCGACCACTCCATCTGGACAGCACCAGCGAAAATGGTTACGAGAATCACGGGGTCTAGATTGTGCATCGCAGCATAGCGAGTTGTTAGTTTGCAGATGAAGTTGACACGTTGAGCTTCCTCGTCGGCCTGCTGGATGGTGGCAAAGTGTCCACTGGCTACATCATCTGCGTAAGCTGGATTGGTCCCAAGCTCGTGGATCGCTGCCTTCCACATCTCGGTGTGAGCATCAAGCCCATCGAGGATGTGAATGTAGGACTCCAGCTTATCGCATACGTCGCACATAGTCGTTCATCCTTCGCAGCGTTCCGTGAGTGAGAGCGTGCTTCTCGTGGTCGATATACATCCTATCCATTACAGCGATGATGTCCTCGACCTCTAGCTGACTCATGAGGAAGTAGCTTCCATAAGTCCCAGACGCAGACTCGAAGCCCTGCTCATAGCCCTTTGTGTATTCGTCAAGGATGCGCCTACTGATCTTACCTGCGACGACGTGCGAGGTAGGCATCGAGGCCACCTTCTTCTTCCTCTTCCTGCTGACGACGGATGACTGCTTTCGCGCGCTCGGTTTTGATGGTCGCGCTGACTGTTCTGGCATGGGCTGGTCTCTCAGTGTTCTTCTCAGGACTGTCGGAGTAGATATACCCACGACTATCGTCCCGATAGACACCATACTCTTTGGCCTTCTTGACCCACCACTCACGCGGAAGGGCACGGACCATGTCGTAAATCTTGCAGCAGACAAGGGCTTCGATACAGAGACTCCAATCCGCATTAGAGTCGGAAGGATACTCTGGCTTGAATGGTCGCACGTAGATCAAGGCATTGATACGAGAATGGCAATCACCACAGCAGGCATACCCGACGTCTACCCAATCGGGAAACTCTGCGTGAAATGTTTTGCACTCGATGAAAACCACACTCATATCTCTGAGCCTCACTTGTGGCGACATTCCTTTAGCGGGCATGGGTTGGCGCTAAGTGTTAGACCCGCAAGGGTTTATGGGAACAGCCCGCGCCATTTCTAATCATAGCACGAGTGCTACAAAAAGTCAAGTGTCTAGTTGCTTAGAGACTAGGAGTGGAACTCGACGTCCATGATGATGACATCCCTAAGCATGTGCTTGTCGATGGTGATGACCTTGTCGTCTGTGATGTCACTTATCCAACCAGATATAAGCATCAGAGGACCGTGCTTGTCATCGTCTGTGAATGACAGTTGAGTCACGCTGTCATAGATGATTTTGGTACCACTTCTGAGAACCAGCCTGACACGATTGGCGATGACCATCTTTCTACCCCTTATGATTCTGGCTGTCAAGGTAGCCCTTTACAGTCTACGCAGAGGAATCTCTTGGGCTTGCTCATGTCTCCATCCGGGTAGATGAAGGTGCCATCCAGCTCAGGCTTCACCTTGAGACACTTCGAGCAGGTCTTGGAGACGAGCTTACTCACTACCGCTTGATAGAGACTTTCGATCTGGGAACGGGACCACGTCTCCCTTCTTATCATCCCTACCATGTCCCTGACGATTTGCTCTTTGCTTACGAGACGGTCTTGCTTCTGCGAGTCGGGATAGTTCACGCGCAAAGTCATAGTCGAATAGCTCCTCATAAAGATGGTACTTCTTACAGTCCTCACAGACAGCAATCACCCTCTCACCGCCACCCTGCCGTCGTATCCTATCACGCACACGCATGGCTAGAGTGTAGGTGGAGTATGGCATGAGCTTACAGACAGGGCGCATGGCTATCTCCTATCGGAGCAGAGCGTCGGCTCGTCCTTCTGGATCATGATGATGCCATGAGTCTCGCACCACCATTCATCATTGTCGAGCCGCACGAATTGGCACGGCTTGAGAGTTAGAACTCTGAGTATCACCCCCAGCCAGCCTATCATAGCTTCTCCTCTTTGTGTGTCTTACGAGAGAATCGCTGGTTAATGTCGCGTGCTATGACGACGTACTCCTCGCCCGGAGCTATCCTCTCTAGACGACGCTGCTCTGCAATCGCTAGTTCGTAGGTATCCCAGACCGATTCGAGGAAGCAGATGGTAATGTCCCTCACCATGACGATGATGTAGACTCTCATGATGCTACCCACCTGATTAGCCGAGTTATCAGCCACGATAGGACCAGTGACCAGATGAAGATGCGGAAGTCCTTGAACACACTCGCTCCAATAAAGTCGGGGCCTGCCCACATCGGACAAGCCCCAGTAAACTACCGCGCCGCTTCCTCCTGCATCTTGGCGACGACCTTCACTCTCAGCACAGTCAGTTGTTCGAGTTGACGCTCCACCTTGTCCAGTTCGTACCGGCAGGACATGAGTTGATGAGCGATGAACTCGTCGGTCTGATTCAATCGAGCAGATGACCCACGGATTCGAGGCCCGCGCCAATACTCAAGCAGCCCCTCATAGGAGCGAATGAGCTTGTGCTTGCGCTCGATCTTACCGTCGAGGACGTGAAGTGGAATCACGAAATGTCCTTCTTCGTCTCGCTCCCGTCATCGTCAACGTAGCTCGTCTCGATGTTCGCCCTCATCCCCATGACCTTGGTGAGGTAGGCCTGAACAATGAGAGCCTCGTCGATGACGTTCGAGACTGTGATCGCGCTGGTTTCCCTCGGCTCGCCTGAGATGATCTTCGCAATCTGTCCCTGCTCGTTCTGAAATGTCAACGTGAACCTGATCTTAGTAGCCACTGATCCTCCTGAGTTAGAGATACGAGTTAGGGATACGACTACTCAGCACCCTTCTGACCGCGCTTGCCCTTCGACTTCTTTCCCTTCGTCGGGGTGACTGTCCTCTTGAGCATGATACCGCGACGCTTCTTCGTCCGTCGAAAGCCACCGACTACGCGCTGCCTGTTCGGACGATTCCCGTCGGCACATCGCGCGCAGACCTTGAAGTCCTGCTGTGCCCATCGATACTTCAGGCACTTCTCACAGTGTCTCTTGACCATACTCTCTCCCTTCTCAGTTTCGCTTGTCGGCCAACAGAATCATACCACTCCGCCGTCCATCATAGCAGTAGGCACAGACGAGGAACTCGCCATACTCCCTGCCGATGACATAGAGCAGCTTGTTCGTCGGGTGATGCGTGGTGAACTGATGAACGTAGTCGTAGAAGTCCATGTGAAATGGCGCCTCGTCCTGAGTCTCGCGCCACTTGGCATGGAAGACGATGTCGAATCTCTTGCGGAGCTGGTCCTCTCCGTCGTGCATGTCGGCAATCACATCACCGACCTTGATGTCCTCGAACTTCTTCTCGGTCATAGCTCTCCTTTGCTTTCCACTAGAGACACTCCACTTGAGGTCATGCTTAGAGAGATCCTTGAGCTTCTCCATGTCAAAGAAAAGCTCAAGGTCCCTGTCCTTCATCAGTGACTCACTACGGGATCAGAACTCGCCTTGATCTCGAACTCCAGATAGTCAGCGGCTGGAAACTCAGTCGGCTTATCACCAATCGTCCAGTCCTGTCTATCCTTCACCATGTTGAGCAGAAGATTGACGTCACGGCTACAGTAATACTCAACTGTCCCGTCTCCCAAATCGATGTGCAGGTAATACATCATCACTTGAATCCCCACTTCCTCAGACCCTTCGCTTGGAGAACTTTGACCAGCTCTCCGATAAGCGATGTCTCGTCCCAAGCAATCTCCTCACCGTCGAGAGTCTGTGATACGTTACGACGCTTGACCTCTACGATGTCAGTGAGGAAGTCGTCGATTGTTCCGGCTGCGATGAGATAGTGCGCGTTGATCTTGTCAGCCGTAGATCCGGGCCGTGGGAATCTCCCCTCTGCCTGCTCCTCTGCTGATGGGTTCCATTGGCGCTCCATTATCAGACAGTCAGAGCAGAACTGAAGGTTCAGTCCTACGCCACCCGCGAGAGTCGAGGCTATCAGGATACGATTCTCAGGCTTCCTGAACTCCTCTACGACCTTCGTGCGCTGGTCAAGGTCAAGGTCCGCATTGAGATACAAAGGAGGATTGAACGCGCCCTCTTTCATAATCCCTTCGAGCTTCGCCTGTAGGATAGCTCCGGCCTGTTTGTGATGAAGGAAGATAACCAGCTTCCTCTCTGACTCAAGCAGAAACTCCTCAGCGAACTCGACAGCAGCCTCTACCTTTGCGATGCCTGTGATGTGCCGCATTCGTGTAAGATAGCCAAGTATGTCGGACTGTGATAGATTGACCTCTGGGTCCTCCATCAGGTCCATAAACTCCTTGACAATCTTACAGTAAGCCTTCACCTCGTCCTCAGGCATCTCAGCCAGTCGGAACTGACGAAAGACCTTCGGAAGATCAGGAAGCACCTGCTCCCGCTTATACCTGATGATGAAGTCCTTTGTCAGTTCGCGGAACCGTTCAGGCCGTTTCAGACCGCCAATCTTCCCCGTCTCAGGGTTGATTTCACAATGCTGCATCTGAAAGACAGACTGATTCGAGAACAGCTCCGGCCTCACGAGATTCAGCGTGACGAAATACTCGCCAGCGTGCTTCTCGATGTTGGTCCCACTCATGCAAATCACGCGCGCCTTCTGACCGTCATTCGCGAGAGATGCAATCTTCCTGACTGCCTGAGTCCTGCTCGAACCGGGATTCTTGATCGCTTGTGACTCGTCGACGCAGATGTGCTTGAACTTGGCGCAAATCTCGTCGGTCCAGATGATCTTCTTCGGCTTCTTCTTCTCCTTCCCGAACCTCTCGGCCATCGCATCCTCGTAGGGATTCTCAGGCTTCACGTCGGGTCTGACAAGTCTCAGCGTATCCACACTGACAATGATAACGTCGAACAGGTCGAAATCAGGCTTATCTGTGCTCCGCGTGATGACCTGTGCCAGCATCCCAGTCCACCGATAAATCTCGGCAAACCACTGAGCGCGCAGACCACTCTTGACCACGATGAGCGCGGGGAGAAGCTGCGGGTTACGTCTGAGCAGCAAGCACTCGATGATAGTCTTACCGAGTCCCTGCTCGTGGAGACACAGGCCGTTGCAGTCTGCTTCCTCAAGAAACTTGGCAGTCTCCATCTGGAAGGGAAAGGGTGAGCGCCCGTCCCTTGACGTAATGGTCACATCCTCGGACAGCAGCTTGTCCTTGATGATGGTGTGACCACATTCGAGCGCGATGTAGAGGTCGTTCCCGATCTCGTATCGGCTCTTCTCATGCCCTTCCTTTCCACAGTAGGGGCATTTGAGTTTGAGAATCGTCGTTCTAGTTGCCATCAGACTCCTTCACTTTCCACTCGCGGTCCCTCATAACCGCTACGACTGAGTCAACCTCTGAGTCATCCTCTGCCGACCACTCACTGACCACCTCGTAGGTGACATCCTTGATGGCAGGAATAGGACCGGATGATTCCTCGTCGAACTCACCCTCAACGAGATCGTGAATCCGCTCCTGTAGGACCTGACCAATCTCGTGGATGATGTCCTGATTGGCCTGCGGGTCGTAGTGCAGCCTGAACTCGATGTAGAGCTTTTTGCGTCTACTCATACCTGCTCTCCATAGAACGATACGAGAATCTCTCTCATAGCGTTAATGGCTGACCACGATGAGTCTCTGAAACCGGACCAGTCGTAGCCCTGAGGAGGCATGTAGCCTCTGGGACCATACGCGTCGGTCAGATGCCAGAGAGAAGTGAAGTAGTGATCGTTATTGACGTTGGAGATGAGGTCGAGCACCTTGAGACGAACGGCGATCTTCTCAGGGGTGTCGAATCCCATCTTGTCAAACATACGCTTCTCGAAATTGTCCATCATGTTCGCCTCGTGATTTGGAAAGTGTTCACCGGGCGAACAGTTTGTCAATGTATTCCTGCGTTGATTCGTCGAGAAGATTGAGAGTTTTGAGCTTCCTCTCAGTGGCTTCCTTGTCATACTCAAGACCGTGGCAAGTGTCGGCAGCCTGCTGACCCTTAGTCTTGCGAGTAGTGGATGGAGCCTTCCCGATTCTAGCGCGCTTCCCTGCGGCATCGTCTGTCGAGCCTGAGCCTACAGCCTTCACCTTACGACCACGCGCGGCCCGCTCTTTGCGGTCTAGCTCGATGAGCTTACTCCGGTCATTAGCATTGACTAGTTCGAGAAGATGCGACATTGACCAGCGCATCCCGCTGATCTGCATGTTCACGACTGCGATGCTACGGTAAAGCTCGTGGATGCGCTCGATGATGGTTTCGACTCGCTGGCGGGCTACGTCTGGGTCTAGAACCATCACATTGTCTGCGTCAGTCGTCATGACCGCAAACGTGCTGAAGTAGACCTTTTTCAGCTCCTCGTCGTAGATGATAGGCTCTGAACTCTCAGTGATGTAATGCCCGACTAGTGGATGAGAATGGAGCGTCAGCTTCGGAGCGCGCTCAGTCGGCCCGTTGATCTCCCGGAGCCGCTCGTCGCTTACCACATCGTGTGCATCTCCAGACGAGCTTGAAGTTTCGCTCTCGCCCTTTGGCTGGCTCGGGACGCTGGATGACGACTCCACCACATCGTTTGCAGGTAGGTCTGTGGTTGGTATCTCTGACGGTTTCCATTCAAACTCCTTGAGCTTCTGTGAGAGATACGCCTCGAAGTCCTGTTCAGGCTCATCTGCCCCGTTCAGGATGTCACTCTCGTCATTGTTTGCCATAATTGATTCTCCCTGTTTGTTACTGGATTACTAATTGAACTTCGGATGGTAGTGTGCAATCATCCTAAGCTCGAACGCGCGCGCTTCCCTGCGACTCCTGAAATACCAGACGTCGAATTGGTCTGTTGGTTTCAGTTCGTCTCTTTTCCCAATTACGTGATGACCTCCAAATCTGCGATATAGACACGATGTAAATCCAATGTAGAGATACTCATCTCCACGCTTCCACGCGTAGACCACAGGTGTCAGCATCGCTCTGACGTCTATGGTGTGCTTGTTGGAATCAATAACTCTCTGCCTTTCCCTAGAGTATTTGATTCCAGACTGAAAACTGGGCCGGGCCTTCCCGCTTTGCATTTTCCGTGCCGGTAAAACTGGCGTTTCCACGATAAGATTCTGGCAAGTATCCTGCACAATTCCTACAGGACTCTTGCAGGTATCCAGCGTGTTTTCCGTTTGTGCCAATGGCGTAAACCCTTACCGGAGTGTAACATAGCCAGTTTTCGGTTACAAGTAGCATATATGGTGGTAGTACCCCTATGCCCCTATAGGTGGTGTATGTAACTCTTACACGGTGTCGGTCCCTGTCTCTCATGCTCTCTCTCTTATCTATATATATATATATAAGAATATGGGATAGACAAGGGGAAGGGCCGAGAACGGTCGAACAGAAATGTCGGCCTGACCCTATCGGGACCTACCTACCCTATACGGCTGATCAGGCGAAAATACTAAGGAAAACGCATGATCTGGCCTATAAAGTTTGCAGGAATCTTTCAGGAAAGCTGCCAGATATTTGTCAGGGATAAGCCAGATTTATGGTGTTTTTTCAGGCATGAATCTTGTCTAGTGTCGCACGCGCACCATTGAGTCCTATTGTGTCATATCAGATATTGGTAGCAAGGCATCAAAAAGAGTCTAGATAGAGTAGACTGTATCTATCTGAGCTTGTCTAGATGAAATGCTTATTAGTATCGTATAGGGAGCGCGGGTGGTAAAGTGTTCGCTGGTCGAACGGTTTTCGACAAGTTCTGGATTTGCCCTATAAGGCACGAACGGATCTTAGGTAGTGGGAACCGACCACCAAAATAAAAACTGTTCAGGGCACCATTAAAACTGTTCACGTGCCATTAGAAACGAACGTGCCGGAAGGCCCGAAACGACCCGGTCGATTACAGAATTGTAATTTCCTAGTCGGGAAAGTGACACAAATTGCCACGAAAATAATTTGCAATGGGCGCGTTTTTCGCTTGACTCCCATAGCAGAAAGCGTATGATCATACTGTTAGCTAGCAATTACGCTACTAACGAACAAAGGATCGTGACTCTAGTGACTACGCCAAACGCGGATCAAATCGAAGCTGCAATCGTCGCTGGTGACATCGTTGCGCGTGAAGACACTGTCGATATCGGCGAGAAACAGTCGCCGACGGGAAAGGCTGCGACTGGCAAGTATCGCAGACTCGATGCCATGACCGCTCGTGGAATGGCGATTCTCTGCAATGGCAAGATCGAACCGCAAACGGATCGCCCGGCGGAAGGCAAGGATACGCGCACGGAAGAGCAGAAGGCCAAAGGGGTTTGCGACCATTTCAACTATGGGCGCGACCTTGACGTGCGCGCGGCAGTGCGGAAGGCAATCATCGACGAACTCGGTGGCCCGGAAAAGGGAATCAAGGAGAGCGTCAAGGGACTGCTCGCAATGGGCGAGACTCGCGACGAGATTCCCGCCATGATCGCGGCGTCAAAGAAGTTCCGCGAAGTGGAAAACGCCGAAGCGATCGCCACCAAGATTCTCGCGTCGCTGTAAGATCGCGCGAGACTCAACACGCTACCGGCTGGGACTGCAAACCAGCCGGTATTTTTTTGCCTTCCTACCATTACGTTAGTCTACGTAATCATTACGTTATGTTACGTAATGACGAATCCCATCACATTCCACGCGCGCCCATGATCTGAGAATTGTTGAAGGCCCGGATTTTTTTATTTGAGTCAATCATAGTCAAGTATCAACATCCATCACGGCCACACCCCCATGCCCCACTTTTTTGGGTCCCATACCCCCACCGGAATGAAAAGGTTCATCACGCGAGGAAAATCATACTGTTCAAGATGGGTCCCATAGTCCGCTTCGCGTCCTGCTACAGTCTAGGCAAACGGGATACCGAATCCGCTTCGCGTCTTAACGATAGGGACACCGAATACTGTTCACCGTGCGAACACTTGACCGGCGAAAGGAGTAGCGAAAACTCGCGTTTTTGTTAGGAAAAGTGGCAAGATTTGACTTTTTGGGTAATGGATGCTAACCTGAGAGCAGGGCGCACATCATGTTCTTATCGAAGGCAGAAGCAGATAGCCGTCTACGAGACAAGAGGAACTTGTTCCGTGAGACTCGCCCTGCGAGTGTGAGTTCAGATCCATCTGCCATGCGTGATGAGTTTCCAGAGGTATTTGAGCAGGACGAGGAGTCTGTTTCACATCCTGATTCCGACCCTCGCTTTGCTCTTGCCGACCCAGGTCTGGATGCTGCCGACATAGCACAGCAGGAAGTGGGTGAAGGCGATGTCGAGTATGAGGCTAAGCAGGAGAGTCTGAAATCAGATGATCCTTGCATAGCCGCGCTCGATGCTCTCATTCAGCCTCGTAATGGGTCCCATCCCAGGTATCGGGGGAAGCTGGAGAGTCAGGTAGCGATAGCAGAGACTTCGCTTCTCCTCGGAGACAGGGTCGCAGGTAATCTTTTCGATCTCTCTCAGCCTCAGACGCAAGCCTACCGGAACAGTCTCTCCTCGACAGCAGACATTACAAACGGAAACCCACCCAAGCCCGCGCTCAAAAAGAGAGTAGATGCTATCAAAGAGGAGCTTGCTGAAGCAGCAGGTATCCGACTGAAGCAGACTCTCGGTTTCCTTTCCCCAGAGAAGTTGAGTCGAGTAAAGCGTGCAACGAACCTGTCCAAGATAGCGAAGGACATGGCAGTCGTCCTTGATCGCTGTAGCCCGAAGGAGCAGACGCATGAAGGTGGAGTGCATTTCCACATCATGAAGCCTGAGGTCCAGAGGGAGACAGTGTATGATGTTGTGAAGATTGGTAGTGGCCTGTCGCTTGATGCTGGGTCAGGAGAGAAGTGATGGATCAGCAAGAGCAGTATCTCCCGCGCAGAGAACGGACTCCTACCGAGATTCGTAAGCTCGCAGA